CCTCTGTAGAGAACAACATTGCAATGTTCTTGAAGAACTATTGTACTCATAAATATAAAAAACACTGCGGATAATGAGAAGTTTTAGTAATTTTATCTTTGAAGCAAGGGCCACAGAAGCCTCCAAGCAGGCTAAGGCTAAAGGACTGTCTTATGATTCTGCAAAGAGTGGATGGGTAGATAGACAAGGTAATGTAGTAGCTAGAACAGAGAACGGACAGTTAGTATTCACACAAGGTAGAGGACCAGGTAAGGAAGAAGGCGAATCACAACAACAAGTCAAGAGACCTGACCTGGTAAGTGATAAGAAGGCAGGTGATGAGGAAGAAGGACAAGTTAAGAAAGGTGGCGAAGAAGAGGAAGGAACAGAAGGTAATAAGTCGGGTGAAACACTCACTGTTGTATTTGGTAGATTCAATCCTCCTACAGTAGGACACAAGAAACTTCTTGATGGTGCTGCAAATATTGCAGGACAAGGCGACCTTAAGATCTATCCTTCAAGATCATTTGATCCTAAGAAGAACCCTCTTGATCCAGGTCAAAAAGTAGAAGTCATGGGTAAGATGTTCCCTGACTACAAGGATGACATCGTAAATGATGAGAGTGTCAAGTCCATCTTTGATGCTCTTAAACTAGCAGACAAAGAAGGATATGAAAACGTTCAGATCGTTGTAGGGTCTGATAGAGTTGTTGAGTTTGACAACCTGGCACAGAAATACAATGGTGACCTGTATGATTTTGATGAGATCGAAGTCATCTCAGCAGGTGAGAGAGATGCAGATGCAGAAGGTGTTGAGGGAATGTCAGCATCTAAGATGAGAAAGGCAGCAGCTGATGGTGACTTTGAGACATTCAGATCTGGTATCCCTGATACCATGGACGATAAGGCTGTTAAGACTTTAATGAATACTGTTAGAAAGAATATGAATGTCAATGAAGGTTGGAGTCTTTGGGAGATTGCACCTAAGTTTGACTGGAAGAACCTGAGAGAGAACTATGTGTCAGGTAACATCTTCAAGATGAATACTATTGTTGAAAACTTGAATACTGGATTGGTTGGTAAGATTATTCGTAGAGGAACTAACTATTTGATCTGTGTAACAGAGGATGATATTATGTTCAAGTCTTGGATTAGAGATATCAATGAGTATTCAGAAGTCAAGATGAGTAGAAAGGAGAGAGTGAAAGGTAAACCAAACACTCTCATTGGTACAGATGGTTACTTTAAGTATGCTTCTGACATGACACCTGGGTTCAATAAAGGAGAGAAAACCAATCTCCAACAAGGCGGTAAACCATACAAGGGACAGAAACAAGAGTCATTTAGTATCATGGCATTTCTAAATAAGTACAGGAAAAAGTAAAGTATCATGGCACAAAAGTTTTACAGCTGGAGAGATGAACTGCGTGAAGTCGCAGATATCCCTTCCTCAGAGCCTGAGACTGACACAAAGGCCAGGAGAAAGATTGAAGATAAGAACGTAAAAAATAAAATTAAGATCAACCCTGCTATGGGTGAGGCATTTGAAGCCATCGGTGGTACTATCCTTGAGGTAGTAGAACTTGATGAAAAGATTAATATGAAGAAGGCAGACATGGGCGATGTCGTCAAAGATTTCTATAAGTCCGACGCTCCCCAATTCAAGGGGAAAAGCAAGACTAAGAGAAGGGAGATGGCTATCGCCGCCAAATTACAAGCAGAAAAACCACAGTAAATCATATATAGTTTGAGTTACTGGTTAAATTATGTCTGCACTTCTTCTCTCACTGGCATCTAAAGTCATTACTGATGCTGTTTCTAAGATTCCTGACAATGAGGAACTTGGTGAAAAACTGATTGATATTTGTATCGCTATCCTTGGTAAGGCAGTAAAACTTACTAAGACAGATATGGATGATAAACTTTTGGAAACTGTGGTTGAGGCCATTAAGACCAAAGAATGACATAACGGGGGGCAGCGTCTCCCGTTTTTTTATAAATATTTTTAGCTTATAAATTCATACAAGGGCATAAAGACATGGCACTTTGGGGAAACAATGACAATGTAGGGTCTGCTGGTACAGTTATTCTGGACTACAGCTCTGGCGTTGTGACAGGAGCCGGAACTTCTTTTGGTATTGCTGGAGGATGCTCTGAGGGTGACGTAATTAGATTTGGTACAAGAGGTGGTGGCGGCGTTTACTTTGGTGATGCTGTAATTGTTAGTATCGCTAGTTCTGAGTCACTTACAATCGGTTCAACTATGGGTCTGAGTGGTGCGGCTATTTCTGGAGCTGAGTTCACAGTCAGTCAGCTTCCTAAGTCGTCTGTTCTGGACTCTAAGTATAGTGAAGCATCTTACGGAACAGATGACTCATTGGTATATGGTATTTCTGACACTGATGCTCAGAATACAACTTACGCTACTGAGTATTCGAAAGCAGATGCTGGCTGGGTTGGTGTTACAACCTACCTAGATAACCTTGGCAACCTGAGAGTCAAGAGAGAAGTTCTGGTCGCTATGTCTGGTATCACAACCGGTACTGACAGCATCGGATATCCTACAGCAGAATGATGTAAATGAGATTTAATGAATTGAATGAGGAGAACTTTCTCCTCTTTGCTATTAAAAATTATGAGAATCCTCAAGCAGTCACTAAAGAAGACTTCGATAAGGATTTAAATCATTTTCGATACATCAAAAGGTTACTTAAACGATATAAGAGTAGTGGTGATTTGAAGATTCATCTTCTGATCAATCATTTTATTATTCTCTATAATATTTTTGGTGAAGCCACTACTCCGATGTTATTCTTTAAGATAGAAAAACATCTATGGTCTGCTGTGAAAACATTCGTTGTATTTCTAGACAGACTTCCTGAGTATCCTCACTCCTATATCCATGATATAGAGATTGATGATCAGATCTACCAAGAACTCGATAGGATGACAGATGGAAAAGGATAAGATTGATAGATTCATTGATGCATTCAAGTCTGCAATGTATCAAGAGTTCAGTGTGAATGAAGAAGGTATGGTAGCCAATGCACCTGGACAATCAGGTGGATTCACTTCATCCTCTCCTGCAAAGGGACCAACAGCTGGGTATGATCAACCCATTAAGTTTGACGGAAGAAATAAGTATGTCAGGAAAGCCATCAAAGACCTGATGGATAGGAAGGAAAAGAGAGCTGCAAGAAAGGCAAAGAAAAAAGCTTTAGACTTCAACCCATACTTCAAACCTCAGAATGGACAATCAAATTAAAATTGCAGTATTAGAACAAAAGATTGAAGACATTCATACCATTGTCTTAAGACTGGACACTGCCATTGAAAAACTGTCTGAGGTAAATACAACAGTTAGCAGAATGCTTGCTGTTCATGAAGAAAGAATTACAAAACAAGAAAAAATTGACGAGTTATTATTTGCAAAGATTGACAAACTCCGTGATAAAATGGACCTCGATCATAACCTCGTCCTGTCAAGAATATCTGGACTAGAGAAGAAGGTCTGGATTGGAATGGGTATAGTATTAACAATATCTTTGATGTTCAGAGCAGGTGGTATATTTCAAAACATCTTGACACCAGCCCCACAAGAGGTTATAGTAAGAAAGAGTTAGACTTACATGTATGGATTATGTTGATGGTAAATTCATCAATGAAATCTCCTCAAGACTTCAGAAGTTTAAAAAGGTAAAGCCCAATCTTTATAACTTCCGCTGCAATATCTGCGGAGATAGTAAGAAGCATAAGAATAAAGCCAGAGCCTACTTCTATCAGGTAAAGAACAACACTAACTTCAAGTGTCACAATTGTGGTGCTTCTTTGTCATTTAATAATTGGTTGAAGGACTTTGATGGACCTGCCCACAAACGTTATACCTTTGAGAAGTTTAAAGAAGGTCACACCGGAAAAGGTTTTGTTGCTGAAGCACCTGAAGAGATATTCTCTAGGTTGGGTTCTTCTAAACCCGTATTTAAAAACAAAGTCACTCTTGATTTGTTGGGCGCTTTTGATGTAGACAAGTCCAAGAGTTATCTACATCGAAGAGGTATCTTTGATGGGGAGTTTTATTATGCTGAGAACTTCCAAGAGTTTATCAACTCATTACTTCCAAATACATTTAAGGACATCAAGTATGGTGAGGAGAGGATTGTCATTCCTCTTGTCAGGGATGGACAACTTATTGGTCTTCAAGGAAGAGCCCTAAGTTCTAATCCTATTAAATACTTAACCATTATGTTGGAGGAAGATGCTCCCAAAATATACGGACTTGATCACATCAATAAAGAACTACCAGTCTATGTGGTTGAAGGACCCTTCGACAGCACTTTCCTCAACAATAGTGTGGCTCTGTGTGGTAGTGATGGTGAAGTTGGTGATCTTGAAAGAGACCTTCTTGTTTTTGTCTACGATAATGAACCCCGTAATAAAGAAATTGTCAGAAGGATTGGAGGATGTATTGAGAGAGGCGAAAGAGTCGTCATCTGGCCAAGCAACATCACAGAAAAGGACATAAATGATATGGTCCTTGCTGGACACAATGTAAAGAGTCTGGTAGAATCTAATACCTATAAAGGTCTAGAAGCAAAGTTAAAGTTTACAACCTGGAAAAAAGTATGAGCAACGGAACTAAAGTAAAGAAAAGAGACGGACGTGTAGAACCTTTAGATCTGGATAAGATGCACCTAATGGTCCATGAGGCATGTGAGGGTCTGGCTGGTGTATCTGCTTCACAGGTAGAGATGCAATCAGGTATTCAGTTCTATGATGGAATCACAACTGCGGAAATTCAGGAGATCCTTATTAAGAGTGCTAGTGATCTCATCGATCTGGAGCATCCTAATTATCAGTTTGTGGCGGCTAGACTCCTCTTGTTCTCCTTGAGGAAACAGATCTATGGTAAGGAACAAAACATCCCCTCTCTGGTGGATCACATCACTGAGAATGCCTATGATGGTCACTATGATAAGGGTATCTTTGAAAAGTATTCTCTGGAAGAGATTAACAAGGCCGAATCCTTCCTGGATCATGGTCGTGACTTCCTGTTCACATATGCTGGATTGAGACAGGTTGTAGATAAATACCTAGTGCAAGACAGAAGCACTGGGACACTCTACGAAACCCCCCAGTTCATGTACATCATGATCGCTTTGACGATCTTCCAGGAGTATCCTAAGGAGACTCGTCTATCATACGTCAAGAGGTACTATGACGCAATCTCCAAACACAGAATCAACATCCCGACACCCATCATGGCAGGGGTGCGAACACCACTCAGGCAATTTGCATCTTGTGTTCTCATTGATGTTGATGACACCCTCGATAGTATCTTTAGTAGCGATATGGCTATTGGCAGGTATGTCGCACAAAGGGCTGGTATCGGTATTAACGCAGGTAGAATCCGTGGGATCAACAGCAAAATCAGAGGTGGAGAAGTTCAACACACGGGTGTTGTTCCATTTCTTAAGAAGTTTGAATCTACTGTACGATGCTGTACTCAGAACGGAATCCGTGGAGGATCAGCAACCGTACACTTCCCCATCTGGCACCAAGAGATAGAAGACATCCTGGTTCTTAAGAACAACAAGGGTACAGAAGACAATCGCGTGAGGAAGCTTGACTACTCCATCCAACTTTCAAAGATTTTCTACGAGCGTTTCATCCAGGATGGAAAAATTAGCTTGTTCTCACCGCATGATGTACCTGGACTCTATGAGACTTTTGGTACTGATAGATTTGATGAGCTATATGTTCGTTATGAACGAGATGAGTCTGTTCCAAAGAAGACTGTTAAGGCTCAAGAACTTATTCTGAACCTCCTCAAGGAGAGAGCAGAGACAGGTCGTATCTACATTATGAACCTGGACCACTGTAACTCCCACTCATCCTTCAAGGATAAGGTAGAGATGTCTAACCTGTGTCAGGAGATCACACTACCCACATATCCCCTACAACATATTGACGATGAGGTCTCAGAGATTGCTCTGTGTATCCTGTCGGCTGTCAATGTGGGTCGTATCAAGTCTGATGAAGAATTGGAAGAGCTCTGTGACCTGTCTGTAAGAGCTCTGGATGAGTTGATTGACTACCAGAACTATCCTATCAAGGCAGCAGAGATTGCAACCAAGGCACGTCGTTCCCTGGGTATTGGTTTCATTGGACTGGCACACTACCTGGCTAAACTCGGATTCAAGTATGACTCACAAGAGGCATGGGATGCTGTTCACGGGTTGTCTGAGTCCTTCCAATACTACCTGTTGAAGGCTTCCAACAAGTTGGCTATGGAGAAAGGCCATTGTGAATACTTCGGTCGTACTAAGTATTCGGATGGTATTCTCCCAATCGATACATACAAGACGGATGTAGATGAAATCACACCTCATACACTGAACCATGATTGGGAAGCTCTTAGACTCGATATCCTCAACTACGGGCTTAGACACTCAACTCTGTCCGCACAGATGCCATCGGAGAGCAGTTCCGTTGTGTCAAACGCCACAAATGGAATTGAACCACCTCGCGATTACTTGTCCATTAAGAAATCCAAGAAGGGACCACTCAAACAGATTGTCCCCTCGTATGGTACACTTAAGAACAACTATACTCTCCTTTGGGATATGCCTGATAACACTGGGTATATTAATGTGGTGGCAGTCATGCAGAAGTTCTTTGACCAGGCAATCAGTGGAAACTGGAGTTACAATCCTGAACACTACCCTGACAATGAAGTCCCTGTGTCCGTGATGGCAAATGATTTTCTAACTACATATAAGTATGGATGGAAAACTTCTTACTATCAGAACACCAATGATATGAAGAGTGACGATTTAATTGATGTGTCTGAGAAATCAAACACTCAATTAGAGAATTTATTAGACGAACTAGAACAAGTAGAGGAGGGAGAGTGTGAATCGTGTGCAGTTTAGGGTTTCCTCTGAGGGAGACAATGTTATGAATGAAGTGAAAGGGATGACGGTATTCAATACCGAACCCACCAACCCAAAGAAACAACCCATGTTTTTTGGAAAACCCTTAGGGGTTCAGCGTTATGATTCATACAAATATCCAGTATTTGAGAAACTCACCACCCAACAACTTGGATACTTCTGGAGACCTGAGGAGGTCTCATTGCAGAAAGATAGGGCAGACTACCACACGCTTCGCCCTGAACAGAAACATATCTATACGTCCAACCTCAAGTATCAAATTATGCTTGACAGTATACAAGGGCGTGGTCCTGGGATGGCTTTTATCCCTTACTGTTCATTACCTGAACTAGAAGCGTGTATGGAAGTCTGGGGATTTATGGAAATGATCCATAGTCGTTCCTACACATACATCATCAAGAATGTTTACTCAGACCCTTCTGTGGTCTTTGATACAATCATTACTGATGAGAGAATCCTTGAACGTGCTCGGAGTGTAACGGAGTCCTATGATGACTTCATCAACTCCGCACAACAGTATGGTAGTAGTAATGCTTGGATTCATCAGTTAGAACAAGTCCCCCAAGCACAAAGTAATCTCAAAGATGTTAAAAGAAAACTGTACAGAGCAGTCGCCAACGTTAACATTCTTGAAGGTATTAGGTTCTACGTTAGTTTTGCTTGTAGTTTCGCCTTTGGTGAACTTAAACTCATGGAGGGATCAGCAAAGATTATCTCCCTGATTGCAAGAGACGAGAACCAACACCTGGCTATCACCCAGAACATTTTGAACAAGTGGAGAGATGGTGATGACCCTGAGATGGCAACTATCGCAAGAGAAGAAGAAGAGTGGGTTTACGCAATGTTCGACAGAGCAGTAAACGAGGAGAAGAAATGGGCTGACTATCTGTTTAAAGATGGTAGCATGATTGGTCTTAACGACACACTCCTCAAGCAATATGTCGAATGGATTGCGAATAGAAGGATGAAGTCAATCGGTTTGAAACCAGTCTATGACATCGCAGCAAAGAACAACCCTTTACCTTGGACACAACACTGGATCTCATCAAAAGGATTACAGGTTGCACCACAGGAAACGGAAGTCGAATCATATGTCGTAGGAGGCATCAAACAGGATGTGAAGAAGGATACATTTTCTGGATTTAAATTGTAAGAGAAGGACCTTCGGGTCCTTTTTTTATTGCAAATAAATATTATGAAAGAGATAAGCCTATGTTATCGTCCAACTACAGACTTAGACTAGAAGCCATATGTTCAAAGATTGTAAAGGGCGAAGAAGTATTATTAAGTGAGATGATTTGGGCAGATAAACTTGCTAGGGCAAACAGGTCTGCTGGAGAAATGTTGAGACAGGCAAGAAGAAAGTCATTATACCCTGACATGCCAGAGGGGGGTATGGATGATTTTTTGAATAAATTAGATTTAGGAGACCCTGACCCAACAAATCACAGGACGGGTTTTCAAGATGGTGATGACATACTAGAATGGTTTAGAAATGACAAACCCGATGACTGGCGCCAACGTGACTAAAGAAGAAGTTCAGGAGATGATTGATGCCGCAATTCGTAAACATAATAGAAATGCATCAGTTATTTCTATGTGTGTCGGTTGGGTTGTTCTTGCTCTATTTGCTGAAGGTATGCTTCGACTGGTAGGAGTCATTGACCCTGTATTCCCATGGATGAAGATAACCCTATGAGTGCAGATGAACAGAGAGAGTTCTACAAAGGACTCAGAGAAAGAATCCATCAATTGAGGATGGCTCATCTGTTTGAAGAACCCTGCACCTTTGAGGATGAAGAGGAAGATGACTTATTCTGGGGTAGGATGATATACGATAACCCAGACTAAATATCCCAGATGATATGGATTAGTGAGTTATGAAAATCCTTGGATATATAATGGCCAAGCCTTTGATTCTTGCGATATTGGCGATTACTTCGGTTTCGTCTATTGTATTACTAATATCCAAACCAACAGAAGATACATTGGGAGAAAATACTTTTACTCAAGAAGAAAGCCTAGACCTGATGGTACGAACAAGAAACGACGAAGAGTTACATCTGAGAGTGACTGGAAAAAATACTACGGAAGTAGTCCAGAGCTTAAAGCCGATATTAAAGAACTTGGCAAGTTCAATTTTAGGAGAGAAATCTTGTCACTCCATTCAACTGGTGGAAGGGTAAACTACGAGGAAACCAGACAACTCTTCCTCAATAATGTACTCACTGAGAGTATGGATGATGGTACACCTAAGTACTACAACGCCAACATACTATCAAGGTACTTTCGTAAAGACTATTTTGATAAATAACCTCAGTTATTTCTAAGGATATGGACGCTCCTAAGGATGAGGTCAAGAAGGACGAACCCAAGAAGAAGGGCCCACTTGGAAAAATTAAAGAGAAGATGGACGATTCTGAGG